TGATGTTAGTCAAAACTATGATTTCAATTCAATTTTATTTAAAGAGGAACTATCATATTGTCTTCCCACTAAAGTAAGTGCATATGAATCGTTTTCACAATATGATGATAATATGAGTGTTCCTGAGAAATCTGACAATACAAATATAAATGTAGATTTCAGTGTACCAATCCCTAATAGTCAGCTCCTTACAACAGAAAAACAAACTTATAAAACACCATATTATGATGTTAATGCAACTTATCCTGTATCAATTATTCCAGATAAGATTGATGAAAGAGTAGTTTCAAGTAGATATTACGATCAATATGCGGGTTCATCATTAGATTCTGATTATCGTTCCTCAAGTACAGATCAATGGTTTATACAGACAGAATTAAAATTAATCTAATAATTTCAAACAATTTAATATTCCTTTATTAAAAAATTGATTTTATTATTTCATAACAACTTATATATATATTAATGACATTATATATATAATATGAATTCAGATCTAAACATTTATGACAGACAAAGCCGAACTTATGGTATTGAAGCCACTGTAAAAATTCAAAATGCTAAAATTATTATTTTTGGTCAAAAATCTGATCTTTTATATGAAGTAGCTAAAAATTTAATTTTAAGTGGTCTTAATAATTTATACATTGTTAAAGATCATAATCTCGATAAAGACATATCTATTACAAATATTATTAATGATCCCTCTCAGCATTTGTATGAAGATTTTGAAATTAGATTAGATGACAGTGATGAGCCATTTTTTGGATCAATTCACAATATAACATATGATAGAATTATAAAAGAACTAAAAACATTAAATCAAAATGTAAAAATAGAATTGTTAAATACAAATGAAGATTATAAAAAAAATATTTATTTGAATGCAGTCATGATATTTATCAATCATGATCCAATTAGGGTAATGGAACTAAACAATAGTCTTAGAAATTCTAATAAATTTATTGTTTTGAATGCATTTAATAATGGTATTGAAATTATTAATGATTTTAACGAGCATCAAGTTATTGATGTTGATGGTGAAAATTATGAGAGAATTACTATTATTGATATTGATGATGGAACAATCAAGACCGCTAACAAACATAATCTTTCAAAAAATGACAGAATTAAATTATATTATAATGATTTAATTTGCGAGCTTAATGTATCTAAAGTTATTAATAGTAATATTTTTGTAGTTAATGATTTTATATCAATTCCAATCATTAAATTCATGAATGGTTATATAGAACGAATTAAAATCAATATGACTTTACATCATAAACCAATTATGAATTATATAATAGCTGATAAATTTAATACACAGATTGATATTAGTAAAATAAATCCATTAATACAATATTATATGGGAAGTTTAATTGCGTCTGAGTCAATCAAGTCAATTACTCATAAATATATGCCATTTACACAAGTTGAATCATTTTCATGGTCAGACGAGATATATGCAAGACCAAATTTTAAAACTATTAAAAAATTAAATAATTTAAAAATCCTTATAGTTGGTTCAGGTGCGATCGGATGTGAATTATTAAAAAATTTAGCTTCAATCAATATTAGATCTATTGAAATAACTGATCCAGATCATATTGAGTTATCAAATTTAAGTAGACAATTTTTGTTTGGAATTAATGATATTAAAAAAAGTAAAAGCGAAATTGCATCTAAAAAAATTATGTATTATAATCCTTTAATTAATGTTAAATCATATAATAAAAAATTAGATGTATTGGAACAAGAATTTATTGATGAAAAATTTTCAAATGTTGATATTATATTTAATGCATTAGACAATTTACAAGGAAGATTATTTGTTGATGCTAATTGTATTAAACATCATAAACCATTATTTGAATCAGGAACAATGGGAAATTCAGGAAATACACAGGCAATAATACCAAATATTACAGAATCATATGGTGCATCTAAAGATCCTCAAGGAGAAACTAATTATGCCGTTTGTACTATAAAACATTTTCCATCTTTAATTCAACATACTATACACTATGCTATGGAAGATTTTACTAATTTATTCGTTATAAGTCCAAAAAATTTTATTGATTATTTAATTGACGCTAATCAAAATAATAATATTCAAAATAGACGACTATTTAATATTCTCTGTTTTATTGATTCAATTAATTCAATTGATGGTTATATTATTTGGGCTTACAATCTATTTTACGATCGTTTTGTTCGAAGAATTAATGCTATTTTACAAGCACATCCTTTGGACTCATTAAATGACAACAAACCATTTTGGTCTAATGGAAAGAGAGCACCTATTGGAACAATATCTGAAGAACTATTTAATTCATATATGGTATGCACAGTGAAATTATTGATTAATACCTATAATTTAAATAATATTAAATTTGACAAAGATAAAGTAATTAATTTTAAATATGATAATATAGATTATAATCTATATATTGATGATCCAGATAATAACGATGATGTTTCAATAGATAGTAATAAATCATTTAAAAATATTATACAAATTAATTGTCAAGAATTTGAAAAAGATAATGATGAAAACTCACATATTGAATATATAACAGCATGTTCTAATTCTAGAGCATCTATATATAATATTCCAAACATATCATTTTTTGAGACTAAAGGAATTGCCGGTAAAATTATACCTGCATTAGCCGTTACTACTTCCATTGTTTCGTCTTTAATTACTATTGAAATGTTAAAATATGTTATTAATAAAAATAGACCAATAACAGATTATAAATCATATTTTTTAAATTTAGCAACAAATTTTATAGTAGATGGAGAACCAAATCCTCCAAAAAAAATAATTATTAATAATATTGAATTTAATGAATGGACTAAATTTAATTATAATTCAAATTTTATTTTAAAAGATTTAATCAAAGAATTATCAGACTTATTTAAAACTGAAATTACAATGGTTATGTTAGGTCAAAAGATGTTATTTACAGAAACTAATAATATACACATAAATAAAAGTATGAGACAAATTTTGGAAGAAAGTCAGTTTTTTCTCGCTGAAAAAAGGGCCCAACATAAATTAAATAATTGTACTATTTCAATTGGTTCGGCTGACGATATGTTAGAATTACCTGATATTAATATTATGATGGATTAAAAAAAATTACATTACTTTATATTTTTTTATATTATATTATATTTACATATTTATATAAATATAATGTTAGAAATTGTTAGTATCAATTTTATAAACTTCTTTCCTATAAAGAGACGAAGTTTTTTTCGCACTTCTCGCCTAACCGTAACTGAAAATAAAATAGATAAATTAGAATGTCCAACACTAAATATAAACTTATTTGAAATTTTTTTAATAAATATAGATATTATTGATATTGATATTATGATGATTATAGACGAATATTAATTAGACCAGAATTTTGTTGTGTTGGTTGGTTCATAACACTTTGTAAAGTACTAATAGAAACGAGTTGTGCTTTAGCGTCCATTGGTAATGACTCGAACCATTTTAAATATTGTGGTACATATATTGCAAAATATTTATATCCATTAAAAAACAATGATACTATAAATAAGATAATAGATAAATATTTAATATATTTTAATATGGTGTCTAATGTTGTTTTTGGAAATGGTTTATTAGTATTTGGATCAATTTTTTCTTGAGTGATTGCTACCATTAATATCATAAAAAACAGTGCTGCAACAGATATAAATGGATAATATTTATTTCTCGGTTGTCCTAATGCGTCTAAAGCGTCATATGATGATGCATAAGTTCCATATTTAGAAATAAAATCATTTTGTATGTAAGAAGGATTTAAACTGACATTCATTGTAATAATATACAAAAAGATAAAATATTAAATATTATAATAAATTTTTAAGATATGTTTAAAAAATTATTATATAATATAATTATAAATGGATAATTTAAACGACACTAGTTATTTTTTTTTGAATTTATTAGATGACTACAAAACACTGCTCCAAGAACAAAATTCAATTAAGAATAATTATATATCCCTCTATTCTATCCTTTTTGATGTCGAATTTATTAAACATAAAAAAATTATTAAAGATGACAATGAGACCTATGTCAGACAGTTTGAATTTCAACGAAATTTAAAACAAGCTCTTCATTTTGATATACCTGATGATGAAACTCGTTTTTTTGCTCTAAAAAGATTAGATGATTTTTGTGTTTTTAATTCTGGAACCAAAATAGAGGCAAATTATGTAAATGTATTTGATAAATTAAAAAAAGATAAAAGGAATAGAAATGATTCGTCTGATAGGGAATCAGAAGATAGTTCTAATGAGCTATCAAAATCTTCACCAGAAAAAATGAGTTCAGTACCTCATATAATACAATATCCAATTCATGGTTCAGAGATGGATAAAAAAATGGATAGTTATAATAGAGAAAATTTTAATATTGTTATCAATAAAAATAAACCAGATGTAAATTTAACAGTACATAAATTATATCTTGATGATAACTATTTAACAGTACATTTGAAAGAAGAAAATGAATTATTACATAAATATATTGGATATTATATTTTAAACCGTTTAGATGACATCTATATACATCTTGGAAGAGGTGTTTATAAAAGACAATTTGATTTAAATGAACTAAAAAGTATGAAAGTTATTATTCCTCTAAATGAGAACCATATTTTGAAAACAATACATGACTGCACTTTATTTTATAATGATATGAATAAATTAGATAGAGAAATTAGAGATAATCAAAATATGTTATTATTTTGGTCTAATCTTGATAAAGAGAATATAACACATGTTGAAATTAATAAAATTAAGCAAGAAATTGAAAAATGTATAAAAGATAATATATTAAATCGAAAAAATCTCAAGAAATTCAAATCGATGGTCTATAATGAATTCTTACAACAACCATTAGAAGAAAATTTATAAAAAAACACAAGATTCAACACAAGATTTTTCCGTTTTTTTCTTATCTCTAATTTCATTAATTTCGTCTTTTAAAAGATGTGTTATATCAACTAATTCATTTATTCTTTCTTTATTTATTCTATTGATATAAAATATATTTTCGTATTGGAACTTAGTGCAATTTCTTCTACATGCGTCACATCTTTGGCTTGTATATAATATATATTCATTGTCAAGTAAAAATACATTTGATAAATATTTATTTGTATAATAGACATGAGGAGGATTTTGTTGTGATCCGTCACAAAATATTATAAATTTATATTTAGATATTTCATTTATTTTTGTTTTAATTAAATCAAGTTTAAAATTATCTATAAATTTATTAATGACATCATCTTTATTTCCAATATATCTTATATAAAATACTACACATAATTGTTTGAATTCGATCATGTTTAAGGAATTTAAAAATTGTCTCAGATCATTGCTCATTAAATAAATAATAGTATATATATTATTTATTTTATGGTTGAAATTTTTATAACAGAATACACATGTCTCCACATTTAAATTTATTATTATTTTTATAATACTCTCCAATCTCTCGATATCTATTATCTGAATCATTTATTGATTGATATCCATATTTATTTAATTCTAGAAGTTCCATTTTGTTATCCTCCATTTCTATATAAAATATGCTCTCATATTGATGTAAATTATGAATTTTTTTGCATGAGGTGCATTCTTTAATGACATCAAAATGCATATTTTTTATTGAATGATTAAATAGGTCGGTTCCTTCATCTACATAATAAGAGCTATTATTATTATCACATATTACAAAATATTTGTACTTAGCTAAATTCATCAATGTTTTATATATATAATCAAAATCGTAATTACTAAATATTTTTTGATGTATATCTTTTCTGGAACCGCTGCAGTCTATTTTTAAAATGATAGTTAGTTGATATAGTTCATTAATATTTAATTTTTGTAATAAATCTTCCATTAATGAGTTCATAATATTATATATAATAATAATTTATAAAAATTATTATTATGGATATAAATATGAACTCATTAAAATTTTAAAAACTCATTGGTTTTATTAATATTCCAGAACATAGCCAATCATAGTTACCATTACCACCAGCACCAATTGTTCCTGTAATATAATTTATTCCTTCATTCAAATCTACATCATTAATATATGTTAATGTGGTATTAGCGTTACCAATACTACTATTTACTGTTCCAATTGGTCCGGTTGAACCATTTACATATACAGAACATATTCCACCATTTGAAAAATTAGTCGTTAAAAATAATAAACTATATGTTCCAGCTGCCATATATATTGTGTGTCTCCAACTATTTCCAGCATTACTCCCTTGCCATGCTCTCATTCCCATAAATGCATCTCTATCTATTTGATATACTGCTGTGTTTCCTGTTAGTCTCTCACACAAGTAATGATTTATTATTAATGTATTTGGATATGGAGATGCCACTGGACCTGTGTCTCCTCGAGGACCTGTAGGACCAGCCGGTCCAGTGTATCCTATTGGACCAGTATAACCTGTATCACCTTGAGAACCTCTAAGCTTGCCAACATTAATAAAATTAGTTCCATTGAAGATATAGAGATCTCCTGTATCAAGTGCTAAATATGCATCATTTGGTGAATTATTAGATACTGGTAAATCAGTAGATGTTGCTACATTATCTTTAAAATTAAATGATGTTGTATTAATTGGACCAGTATAACCTGTATCACCTCGAGGACCTGTATCACCTTGCAGACCTGTATCGCCTTGAGGACCCTGTGATCCTGTATCACCTTGAGGACCCTGTGATCCTGTATCACCTTGAGGACCCTGTGATCCTGTATCACCTTGAGGACCCTGTGATCCTGTATCACCTTGAAGACCTCGTGATCCTGTATCACCTTGAGGACCTCTAAGCGCGCCAACATTAATAAAATTAGTTCCATTGAAGATATGGAGATCTCCTGTATCAAGTGCTAAATATGCATCATTTGGTGAATTGCTAGATACTGGTAAATCAGCAGATGTTGCTACATTATCTTTAAAATTAAATGATGTTGTATTAATTGGACCAGTATAACCTGTATCACCTTGAGGACCTGTATCACCTTGAGGACCCTGTGATCCTGTAGGTCCAGTAGGGGCGGTAATATTTGCGCCAATTTCATAATCAGGACCACAATAAAAAATAGTTAAATGACCTCTCGAATCTACACGAGAATCTATTGTGTTTGTAATTGTATATCCACCAGAATTATGATTTTTATATAATTGAATTAAATCTCCTGCTTGAAAATCATTCCAATAAAAATAACCTGAAAAAGTAGAACAATCAATATATGATACTTGTTTTTTACGATCATATACAGTTTGACCACCACGTGTGACTAATAATTGTATAGTTCCATTACCTTGTCCACACTGCCAACCTTCTATTTCAACTCTATAAGCACCATTTTTATTAAATGTAAATGTTGAAACATCTAAAGTTAAATAACTTGAATCTGATTTATAAATACTTTGAAAATCATTAATCAATGATAATGTGTTTGTTGAACCATTATTAATCTGATCAGCATAATAACATAATACTTCAGTTCCATTTGGAGTATTAACACAAATACCAGTTGGACCGGTATCTCCTGTCGCTCCAGTATAACCTGTGTAACCTGTATAACCAGTATAACCAGTATAACCAGTTGGACCGGTATCTCCTGTCGCTCCAGTATCACCAGTTGGACCGGTATCTCCTGTCGCTCCCGTATCTCCAATTGGACCAGTATCTCCTGTCGCTCCCGTATCTCCAATTGGACCAGTATCTCCTGTCGCTCCCGTATCTCCAATTGGACCAGTATCTCCTGTCGCTCCCGTATCTCCA